CGCAAAATCCCACATTGGAATGAAATGTCAGATGGAAAAAGAGGCGCTTTGCTCAGCTTTGCTTATAATCTTGGTGCCGGTTTTTACGGTGGCGATAACTTTAATACTATTACTAAACGCCTGAAGAATAAAGAATGGGACTTAGTTCCTGATGCTTTATTCCTCTATCGCAATCCTGGTTCAAATGTAGAAGCAGGACTTGCTCGTAGAAGAAAAGCAGAAGGTGAAGCTTGGAAGAAAGGATAACTAAATAGTTTCAACCAGTGAGTTGAAACTGCAACTCGAACCCACACCAAGGTGAGTTGTGTTTGGTAGTTCTTAGGAATTTCTACCACACCAACTCACCTTATTTTTATGTCCACCTACACGCAAAAGGCGCTGGCTGCAGCGTCTGTGCTTCTTCTTGGAGTGCCAACAGCAGCATTAGCTCACACCAACTCTATAGGATATGTTGGTGCCAGCGGCGGAACAGTTACATTTTGGTATGGTTCTTGGCACGCTGGAACTACCTTTACAGAAGGTTCTATGACTTTACAGGGCGTCAACGGAACTACTTTTGCGCCAACAACTGTCAACTGGACACTTCTTCAAAATACAACACCAGACGGACTAATTTCTGGTACAAACTATTTCCAGTCTGATGGAACTAATCTTATTCCTTATGGAGATCCTGCCAGATTATATGGAATGGATAGTTACACTTGGCAGGGTGTTACATTCACGGGACTTGCTGCGGGAGATTATCAGTTTACTTATAACCCAATCGCACAACCAACGATGGACTGGGATCCATCATCGCAAGTTATTCGTACTGGTACAGTAAGTCTTTCTGCTGGTCTTCTTTCTGGTGACGCTAACCTGAATGGTATTCTTGATATTTACGAAACTGGTGGAACACCTCCACCAGCACCAACAGTAGTATCAACTGCTGCTGGTTCTAATATTGTTACGACTAGCACAACTGCTGGAACCAGAACTGTAACAAATAATCCCCATCGTCATATAATGGGAACTGATGCGAATGGAAATCAAACTGAAACTCATTATACCGATACAGAAGTTATTACGATTCCAACAACCACAGTTACTACCACAACAACTCCAGTAACAGTTACAACTTGGTCCGATAATTCTACTACCACAACAAATGGAACTCCAGTTGTAACTACAGTAACAACTGATGATAATGCTGGAACTTCTGTTATAACTCAAGCAACTGTATCTGATTGGGTAAGAACCAGAACTTTTAGTGTTGTTCCTGTTTCTGCAGTAAATCACACTGCATCTGAAAGTGGTGGAAGACAGAAAATCAATGCACATACAACTACCACAACCACAACTACTCCTGTGTATACAAGAGTATTCACCAACGGTGCTGCTACTCAAGTTACATTTGGTTCGGCAACTGTTGAAGTTGCTAACACTTATAGAGATTACTTTGGTCGTGTAGATCAACTAGAAGTTCTTGATGGAATCAATGATGGTATCAATGGACTTCTGAATCACGAACCAACCGCAGGTAAGCAAAGATTGAGAGTATTTGAGAACAACAGATTCGTTCAGTCCTATAATGCTGATGGATACACTGCAGATTCTAAAATCTTCGGTGGTGGATTTGAGGTTGATGTAACCAAAGGTTGGACTCTTGGTGGTCAGTATAATAGAGTTAACGTAAACCTCAATGGTGTTGACTCAAGCACACAACAGAATAAAGATCACTTCGGCGTATTCAGTGAACTCAGAGGAAATACACTCACTCTGAATACTAATGCTGCGATTGCAAACAGCAATTATAAGTACAATAGAAATGTAGAAGGTGTCTTTAATAATGCTGGTGAAACAACTGGTTCTGAATGGTGGGTTTCTAATCGTTTATATTGGCATCTACACAAAGCAGTAAAACCATTTATTGGTTATACTGTTCAAAATGTGAAGAGAAATGCTTATAATGAAACAGGTTCATCAGAATCTGCTAGAAGTGTTGGTGAGTTTAATCAAACCACACACGTCGGTGAAGCAGGTCTTAAACTAGAAACTCGTTTTGGTGGTAAGAAAAAAGACTTGTTTGGAGTCAGTGTAGAAGGTTCTTATGGAACTGATAACTCTTATGGAGTTGCTGCTGAAGTAGACTATAAAGAGATGTTAATTGTTGAAGCATCTCACGGTGTGAATAATGGAGTCACCAACAATTCTATTGCTGGAAAAGTTAAGTTTAGGTTCTAAAACCCTAAATAAAACAGACTTCATCACACGGACTGATGGATAAACACAAAGAAAATCGTGTTGGTATGTTAATTCGTATTGCTATTCTGAGTTGGTCTGCTGCTCTTCTTACCGCAAGTTATGCTGGGGCTCTATCTAAGATGGACCCCACTTTTATTGCGACCGTCTTCACTGCTTCTGCTGCTACCTTTGGTATTAATACTATGAAGAAAGGTGGTGATGAAGAAGAGAAAAAAGAAGAACCTAAAAGAGAAGAAGTGGTAGTTGAAACTCCACCAGAACCACCTGCTCCTGAAGCAGCAGCACCATCTCTTGAAGAAAGAGTTGAAGCTCTTGAAGAGGGTCAAGTTCAACCACGTACCACAGGAGCATAATGTCCAAGTCACCCAATAAAGGCAAGAAAGGTTCTGCTGGAGGTAAACAATCCAAGCAGAACCAGGGCAATGCAACTGCTAAAAAAGCGAAGAACGGTGGTAAGAAGAAGTAATGGAATTCATTGCTTTTATGATTGTTGGTTATACGGAAATAAGTCCTGGTAGTTGCCAGATTGATTATCTTCGTTACAATGAAGTTCATTCGCTCGTAATTCCGTGCCACGAGAATGGAACACTCCAAAGAGGGAGTGTTGGAATGCTCCCATCTATCAAATACTTAAAGCAATAGACAATCACACCCGTCTTCACATGGAGACGGGTGATTTTTGGCATGAACAACAAGCCCAGATATTGAGAAAATATGTAAAGGATTTGAAAGTCTGGATTCATAAACAAGAAGGATGGTGGGATGAATGAAAAAAATCCTCACAGCAATTGGTTTATCATTAACTCTAACATTTCCAGTAGCAGCAGAAACAATACAAAAATCACATCCACAAGTAAAAGACTATAGTATCGCAGCAATGGGTTGTATGATACTTTTAGATTGTTATGAGGGAATTGATAAACTTTCTCCCGATAAAGACTTTGGTGAAAGGTTCATAGTTTTCAAGGGTGAAATCAAAAGAATACTTACAGCATTAGATAAACTTGGTATTGGAGTTTATCTTGCTGACGAAAGATATTTCACAAGAAGCACGGTTGGTCTGTACAAACCAGATTACAACCGTCTTTTTATTAGTAAAAGACTTCTAGAAGATCCCAGAGAGTTTCTAGGAACACTTCGTCATGAAGGTTGGCACACAGTTCAGGATTGTATGGGTGGCGGACTGGAAACTTCCTTTATGGCACAAGTCCATCAGGATAAAGAGATTCCTGAGTGGTTGAGAAAAATGGTTGAAAGAACTTATAGTATTGCTGGTATGAGTCGTGCTGTGCCTTGGGAAGTTGATGCTAACTGGGCAGAAGAACAATCAAATGTAACTGCCGAGAAACTTGAGATGTGTGCTAAGGGACCATTGTGGGAACAAATCACACCAACACCAATGACAAAGGAATGGTTGATTGGGTGTGGGTGGATGAAACCAAGAGATGGTTTATATCATTATTATCCAGATAAAAAGAAAGAATACTGTACACCTGGTAAATACTGATGCCACACGATTTTCCTTGGGGAGTTTTTATTATTCTTTCGTGTGGATTAACTTTTACGGCATATATAATTTACTCAATAATGAAACTAGCATTTGAGGAAATGAAAGATGAAGAACCTAGCACTCATTCTGTCAGCGACAAGTCTGACCATTAGTGCCGCACTTTGTTATGGTGCTTATGTAACCTATCAAAAAGCACAAAAGATTTTGGACAACCCAGAAGAGTTTGTTGGTGCTGTTGTAGAGAAGCAGGTCAACAAAGCATTTGAGAAACTACCTATTCCAAAACTAAATACTGGCAGTATTAAGTTTCCTTTCTGATGTCAAACCAAGATCCATACATATATCGTATCAGAGAAATCCATAAAGTAGTCGATGGAGACACTATTGACGCTGATATTGATTTGGGGTTCGATATATCTCTTACTAAACGGATTCGCCTTGCTGGCGTTGACACTCCTGAAAGTCGCACCGCTGATGCGAACGAAAAAAAATACGGACTTGAATCCAAAGAATGGTTGAAGAAGCGTTGTGAGAACGCAAAAAACATTTTGATCAAGACAGAACTTCCAGATTCCACAGAGAAGTATGGTCGCATCATCGGGCACTTGTTTATTAATGGTGAAGAAACTTCACTGAATAACCAGATGATTGCTGAAGGTTATGCCTGGGAATATTCAGGGGGCACCAAAGTAAAAGATTTTGAAAAACTTAAACAAATTCGCAAATCAAAAGGAACTCTGGTAGAATAAATAGTAATACCTGTGTGGTTCGCATCTATCAGGTAGAAGGGGTGCTTCGGCACCTTTTCTTGTATAAATAGTATTGCGAACCATAACAGAGTAGATGAAACACATTCACCATATTGTGCCTAAACATATGGGAGGCACTGACGACCCTAGCAATCTTATAGAGTTGAGTGTAGAAGAACACGCAGAAGCACATCGAAAACTCTATGAAGAATATGGTAATGAATATGATAGACTTGCTTGGTTGGGACTTTCTGGCATCATTGGTAAAGAAGAAATACGCAGAAAAGTTATTAGTGAAGCAAATAAGGGCAAAACTCCCTGGAACAAAGGAAAGAAGGGGGTTCAAAAAAATCCATATCTTGCCGAACTTAATAGAAGTAGAAGGGGGCAACCTATTAGTGATGAAACAAAGGCAAAAGTGGGTGCCGCTAATAAAGGAAGAAATCGCCCAGATTTAGCGGAAAGAAATAAGAAAAGAAAGGGTATGGATATTCCTAGAGATGAAAATGGGAGATTTATTAGTAAGAAGTAATCACTTTGAGTGAAACTTTTTATATTGTTCTTTCTTTTGATTCTTCTGTTCTTTCTTCAGTAACTTATTAACTTTCTTGAGGGATTGACTTTTCTCAAAAGCAAAATAAACCTGAAGTTCATAAGGGGTGAGATCTCTACTCAAGAGTTTCTTACCCCTTACAAATATCTGTTGCACAATAGGTTTCATTTTATTTACCATCCATTCCACCAAAGATTTGCCAACAAGAGCCGCAGCAACAGAAGCAGTAGCAGTGGTGCCAGCAAGAATAACCTGCTCTTTAGGTGGGATAGGGACTTCTCCGACGATTGGTACTTCAATGAC